TAAGCAAGCTCAGAAAGCTGAAAAAGCTAAGAAAGCAGAAGAAGCGAGAAAAGCAAAAAAAGCAGAGCAAATCAGACTTGCAGAACAAGCTAGACTTGCTGAAGAAGTTAAGTTAGCGCAGCAAGAAGATCAAAGGGCGCGACTTCTTGACGAACAAGAGGAATCAGCTAAACAAGCTATAAAGTTAACCGGTGTTGAAGCATACGAGGCTTTGTTAATGGGGGATACTGCAACTCAACAATTACAAGAACAAAAATCAATTGAGCAGGCAGATCGTACTCGACAAGCAGAAATACAAAAATCAAGAGATCGTCGTTCTGCAAGAGAAGCAAAAGCAAGTCAACCTCAAAAAGCTGAACGTAGAACAGCAAAAAGACAAATCACTCGAGAAGCACAAAAAGAAGCGCGTGCAGTAAGAATAGCTGAAGAAGCTAGGCTTGCTGAAGAAGTTAAAAAAACAGCTAACGTTGAAGCAAGTTACGCTTTAATGGAAGATAGCGCAATTCAAAAAGAACAATTGCAAGCAGAAGCAGAATTATATGCAATAGATGAAGAAGCGGCTATTAGACAAGCCGACGCTGAGTCAATAATAAGTTCATCTGTCAGAGGAAGCTCACGTAAATCTAAAACAACTCTCGCCGCTGCTCCTTCCGCAAATTCACTGGTAGTGTTTAGTGGGTCTTCCGCTACAAATCCTTCTTCTATAGATGTTACACCGGCTCAACTAACCCCGAGAAAACCCAGAACCGCTAAAACTCCAAAAACTTCTACGACTTCTTTGATTAATTTTTCCGGAGCGTCTGGCGCTGTTCAACCGTTGGCAGTTGTTCCTACATCAGTTCCAACGGCAACCGCAACTACACCACCGCCTACTACTGGAGGTATTACCGCACCCGGTGCGGCTATAGATGCACCTAACGCTACAATCACGGTAACTGGTGGTACAGTTCACGTTACTGGAGGACCCCCGTCTTCTGGCGTTGTTGTTGCTTCTGGTGTTGGCGGTAGTGGTGGAGGCGCTGGGAGTAGTGGTGGAGGCGCTGGGGGTAGTGGTGGAGGACGTAAAGCAACTAGAGACATAACTGAAATGATATTTTCACAAATGGACTTGTTAAACGATGAAACTAAATTAGCAATACGTCTTGCACCTGATACTGCTGCACGGAGTTCAATAGAAACAAGAAATAAAGCACGTTACATTTCCTTACAGAAAAAAGCACTAGAAACTCAATTATTGTACGGTTCTCCAGATTACTCAAACCCACGCGTTTCAACTTTGTTAGCTAACTTAACCACTAGTCCCGATCCTGCAAGAAATTTAGCGTTGATGACGGAAAACGTTCTGCAAGATCAAAAAAATAGCGTGCTTGCTCGCGATCGAATTATGACAGATCCTACACTAACCGACAAGCAAAGAAGAAGTGAATTAGCAAAATTAAGCGAAAGTGATCGACAACTTGACGCTTTTGCAAACGTTTTAAAACGAGTTACTGAAGATCTTAATAGATTTCAACAAGCAATAAAACCGACTGGGTTGACTACCGGAGGCGCAGCTGGTACTGGCCCAACAGTACGAACGCGCACCGGCCGCCTTGTAACTGAAGCCGAAATGCTAGCACAGTCTGATTTAGAAAGTAGAAGAAATTTATACTCGTCTTTTCAAGGAGTTTTACCTCAGCAGAGTTCGCGATATGAGTCTCAACTAGATTTAACAAGAGCTACGCGTAATTTCGCAAACACAATGCTTAATCAACTTAGTCCGGTAAACTTGACCGGTGTTGATTTTATGGGGGACACTGTTAAAGAAGCAAATGCAAATCAGGCACTTGCAGATTTGCAGTCTGCTATGGCAAGTGTTCAGCCAAACACTTTAGAGTCGCGTCCCATTGAGGAACTGGCAGTTGACCTTTCGCGAGTAATTCAGGCCGCTATAAGACTTGGTGAAGTTATTGACGGTGCAAATAATACAGATCTTACACGCGCAGACATTTTAAATTTAGTCACCGCAACTGGTTTTGCTGAAACACAGCAAAAACGTTCTGGGGAAGAGATTGACAAACAATCGGCCAAAAATGCTCGCGATCTTGAAGAAAACTTACAAGCAGTCGTTAGTCAACCCGGTTTATTACGGCGTTTAACTGGCGGTGTACAACGTGAGGCCGCAGGCTACGTTCGTGATTATCTTACTGGTGTATTTGGTCAATCTCCTGAAGCAACAAGAGCGATAAATACAATGTTTAGAGGCGATCAGGTTGTAGCATACGATGATCGAGGGCGTGCACGCAATTTAGTGGGCGCTAATCGACAGCAATTAGTAAATTTACAGCAAAGAGTGAAAACTGAAAGCGGATTAGATATATCACTTGATGACATTGAACGCTTACAACGCTCAATGGCCAGAGTACAGCAAGCTCGTAATCAATCACCGTTTAATGACACATTTTTTTACGCAATGTCTCGTGTTAGAGATCTTCAAACTCTTGGGCAGACAGTCATGGGCGTGTTAAACTTACCGCAAACTATTGCCTCAACTATAGGTCAGATAGGCGACCCACAACTTCGCACAGACCGTATTATGACTACGGCTCGTGCTCTTTCTTTAAGTCCGGAAACGTATACTAAAGCACTTGCGGCTGCCACACGGCAGCAGTCTATGTTTGGTGGAACGCTCGCTCGTAATCTTGAGGACATGACCTCATTTATTCCTATATCGAATACGTATGGAGTAGATGTTGGTAAGTCTGTGCAGGTTGCGCGTAAGCTCGCCGCATTCGATCCTGCTCAAGGTATGCAAGGTGCTAGTATTGCGCTTAAAGAATTTTTGTCTGGTAATGTGTCATCGCTCAGTAGAAGATTTGAAATTAATCGTAGTGAGCTTTCAAAGATTAACACCGGTGACGCTAACGAGATGTTAGATTCACTTGACGCACTTTTGGCTAAGATGGGCGTTACTGATAAATTAATTGATGACCAAGCAAATTCATTAGCAACTAAATATGACCGCATGACCGGTCGATTGGAAACATTGCAAGTACAATTTAGTGCGTTTGCAGTAGGCGCAATGACTCCAATACTCGAACCAATTCTTGGAGATAGATCGTTTCTTGCTCGTCAGTCTTTTGATCAAAATTTACAAAAAGTTGTAAATGAACGATTAAAATCATATGGCGACACAGTGCTGTCAAATCCAGATACAGGTCTGAGAACTTTAAATGTATTTTCATCTAATTTTCTTGATCAGCTGGACCCAATGTTAGCAGAGGCGAACGACGCTACTTCTACAGCAGCTTTAGATCTTACTTCAACAACCGGTGCCGTTTCTAATATTGAACTGTACCGTCGATTGGGTAATATGAAAGCAGACGAACGCCGTCGTATTCAACAAAGCGCTCAAGTTAGTGTGCTTATGGGGATGAACCAAGATCAGGCTATCTTAAAAGCGATGCGCGATATCGGCGGAGATTTCTTTACGGGTGAGGAGTTTCAAGCGCAAAGACAACCGTTAGGATTCTACGGCAAAGCTTTCAATGCGACTATGCGTGAAGACATGATTAAAACGTCAGAGCAACAAATGAAATTCAATCAAACTGGGCAAAGAGTTAAAATTCTCAAGCAATTTGATGCTGATACTTATCAGGTTGAAATGCCAGATGGACGTTCGGAAGTTGTGCGTCTTGCAGGTGTGGACGCACCGGAGAAAACTACTAAAGAAGGTCAGCAAGCAACTGCGTTTACTCGTGGTATGTTCCGCGGCGATCCCGGAAAAGAAGGAAGATACGCGACCTTGTATAGTACTGGTGCGTATGATCCAAATCAACGTCTTATAGGTAGTTTAAGTTATGGTGGTAGAGACATAGCAACAGCACTTATTGCAACAGGTAATGCTGCGGTGTACAATTATGAAAACAACATGAATCCAGCTTTACTTGCTCCTCTATCAGCATTAGAAAGAAACGCCGCAAACACAGGAATAGGTGCAATAAATGCTAATGCAGCTCGATTAGGTTTGGGAGCTAACACAGAAATTTCAGATGCAGTACGCCGCAGATATTTTATGAATACGTATCTTGGCACTGCTGGGTTGACTGGTATCGGTGTTGGTGCTGGTGTCGGAGGAATTGCTAGTCTTATAAACACATTTGGTACTTTAGGTGCAGCAGCTGGTTCTGCAACGCAGCTAGCATTGCCCGGTTTCGGGGCTGCCGCAACAACTACCGCTGCGGGTACAGTAGGTGGTGCAGTAGCGTTACCGGCGATTATCGCCGCAGCACTAGCAGGTGCGGGTTATCTAGCATACGCTGGTGTTACAGATAGTAGAGATACTAGTTCTGCAAAATATCGCGAACTTTATCGATTACAAAGTGAGGAAAATCAGCGAATTAATGCAGAACAGATAGGTAACAAAATGTACCCGCAAGCAGTGCTTGACGATCAACAACAGTCAGAGTTACAGAGAACGGCTGGTACTCAAAGGTTTATTAGTGATTTCATGTTTCCTGGTAGCCGCTTGCTAATTGCAGGTGTTCAAGCTCTTACAAATCTAAGAACTGATACACAAGAGGCTAGAGATGAGTTTGTAAACACTTATGTTGACACTGGTAGAGAACTTACAAAATATTACAACGGTTTGTCAAAAGATCAAAAAAGAGTTTATTCTTTAATTGTACAAGACCCGTTAACTAAACAGCAAAAAAGCGTGTTTGAGGCAATGCAAATGTATCAAACGTTGGTTATGCGTGATGTAACCGGTACTGACGAAACTGCGAGAAAGTTGCTTGACGACAATAAATCAAGTTATGATCAGTTTGCTGCTAAAGTATACAATACTACACAGGCGGCTAGCTTGCTGCAAACAGCACAAGAGTATGGTATTGTTTCTGATTTTACCGCTTATTCCAATAATATACCGCGTGGGCGAGTAAGTCAGGTTATCAGTGATCAACAGTTTATTGATTTAGATGTAGGCCAGCAGCAAAGAATTACGCAAGAATTAAACGACCAAATAAATCAAGCAAGCTGGAAACGATTTGCAAAAGAATACACAGACCAAGCAATGGAAAAGCAATTTCAAATTTCTCAGCAGCGCTTTACACAGTATGTTGATTTAAATGCACTTAATTCTCTTGCCGGTATGAATTCTGTACGTTCTATGATTAATCCAATGGTTAATCTTGATAAAGTGGGGACCGGCCGCGCTAACGAGGACTTAACAACTGCGTCTCTCCGTGCGATGGAAAAAACTATTTTTGTTGAGGGTGTGAAGTATGATCGCAAAGGAACAGAGGAATTACGCACCGCACAAGCAAATGCAGTTAAAACACTTGAGGCACAGATCACTGCATTTAGAGAACAGGAGGAGTTAACTCGCCCGTTTAATCTAGCATTAAAAGGAACGTACAATAATTTTATTCAAACGCTCCGGAGTGCAGGTGTTCAATATGAAAACATAGTAACTTTCTTGTCTCAAGGAAATCCACGCGGTTTCTTAGATATTAGTCAACAAATGAGCGGATTTAATTTACAGACGATAATGCAGAATCGAATTACTACACAAAATCAAAATATAATGGGTATTACTGGCCCAACAACTATGGGAACCGGCCCAATTCCTGTAGGCAGTTCGTTTAATTTTGGCTATACAACAGGTCCTCAAGGTACTCTTCGGTTTGCGAAAGATTTTATGAAAGCACCGGAGTTATCTCTTTTTAATCCTGCTACTATAGCCTCTGTTATAATGCAGGGTGTTCAAGCAAACACCGAGATAGTTCAGCGGAATGTTCAGTTTGGTCGTCAACTTCGCGATGCTGATTTAAGTAATCGTAGAAGCATTGAAGACATAAATCGAAATGGTATGCGAACACTTGAAGATATTCATCGCAATTATACGCGGAATATGGTACAATTAGCACAGCAGGCCGAATTACAAAAACGTGCAGGTACTGCATCGTTCTACACAAATGCCACTGCAGCCAATATTCCACAATCGGAGAAAGATAGAATTACTGCACTGCGTGAGCAAGGCCAGCAAAAAGCTTCTCATATTGAACAAGCCGACGTTGCGGGTTACTTGAAAACACCTGAAGGTATGCAAGATACAGAATTACAAGCGGCCTATGCTGAATATGAGGCAGTCCCGTGGACTGATTACACAGCAAAGGAAGCAGCGTGGCAAAAAGTCAAAGGTATGATTGACTCACGTCAATCTGCTGCAGAAGCTCGAATGAACAATGCAACAGATCCAAAGGAGAGATCAGCCGCACAGATGCAGTTGGGTTACTTATCTGAGAATTATGATCGTGGTGCTCAGTATCGAAAGTACGTTGATGATATGGCAAATCAACAACTAGAGTTTGCAAGTAAACGTCAGCAGCTTACACGAAATCGTGGTGACCTTGAACGAGAACGGACCAGATTAGAACAACAAGCTCCCGCATTACAAAAACGATTAGCTGAGGCAAGGACTCCTGAGGAAATACAAGCTGCAAATGATGCACTTGAAGAGAATCGCGTTTCACTAGAAAAAAACAGTGAGGCACTCGCGCAAAATGCGCGTGAGATGGATTCTGTAACAATCACTGCACCGTTATGGGCTGATAACTGGCGAGAAGCTGGAAAACAAATTCTCGAAAGTTCTCAGAGTACTATTTCGGGTTTAAGAAAAGATCTTGAAGACTTCGATATCACATACGCACGGAATCTAGAAGATGCGTATAGAGGTTTTAAAAATGCCAAAGAAGATATGGTTCGTCAATTCACCGAAGCTGCTACAGAAATTTCTCAAGCAGTTCCAGCGGAGTTTGCGAAAGCACTTACTGCAATTACTGCGTACCAACGAATGTCTTTAAGAGCCGAGGCATACTACAATCGAGGTTATACTGAATCAGCTCAATCATTACAGAAATATGCAGATATGCAGCTGGCAGGTTCGTTGTATACAAAAGGAAGTAACGAATACGAAGAAATGGTTCGTAGTCTAAATTCCGGTGTTAATAGTATGACAGCTGACGGAATGAAAGGTGACGACCTAACTATGGGTCCATCTTCGTTAGGTGCGTACGGTGAAGTGGGTGCTGACGGTAAAAACTATTTACGCGTAATAGTAAGAGACGCTAGTACTATTGCACCTGTGGTTACTACGACTACAACAGTCACCGGAAACGGTAGAGACCCAATGAAACCGGATCAAGGTGTTGAGCCATAATAGGTAATTAACTTAAAAAAGTTAAAGAAGGGAAAATTTAATTTTCCCTTCTTTAACTAAAGGGAGAAATATGACATATGAATTAAGTCCAATATACTTTAGCGGTTATCAAGGTACAACCGTGTTTTATATGGATGCCAAAGCAAGTTCATTTCAAAAAAGCACCGTGACTTTTGGAGATAAACTTGAAGCAGTTGATGGGTCAGTACATTACATGCATCGCTCATTTAAAGACCAGTGGACGTTTACATGGAACTTGATTCGTTATTCTGCGCCAGAAGGGTATCCTCTTGCAACCGTAGAAAAACTAAAGACTTTCTATCGCTCAGTTGCATTATCCGGGACAAGTATTAACCTTGTCATTCAGGGTCAGACCTATAATGTTATTCCTGATCCAAACTCATGGTCGGAACAATTATCGGCCAACGAAGTAACGTTAACTAATGTCCCGTATTACACAGTAAGTTTTAGAGTGGTGCAGACATGAACTATCAGCTTTCGTATCGTGTCTATGTTTCCGCGATTAATACTAAGGTAGATCAACCGGCAAATTTAATACCCAGCCAGTATGTGCAGGATATAGGCATATCGCACACTATGGCTACTCAGATGACCTCAGGTGTTACTCTCGGACAGATGGCACCTCCTGAGTGCTCAATAACGCTGATTAAATCAGCCTATAATTTTTTTGCGGATCGGCAATATAACTGGAGATTAGCCAATGTTCTTGTACTCTATTCAATAGATGCCCTTAACTTCTACCCTGCTTTTGCTGGATTCCTAGAGTCACGTCAGGAAAGTCTGACACAGGTGACATTTAAAGCTTGTGGGTATTTACGGTATGTCGAATACTATAAGCACCTCACACCATTGTGGGAGAACAAACCTGCCGCTACTGTCATACCTGATCCACCAACACCTTACTCAACATCAGTAAGCGGTATCTGGGGGCAATTGTATAATTCTCAAAATCCTACCACGCTTAGTGGTAGTACAATAGGAACAATTAATACAGTATTCTGGCTATGCGGAGGTAGGCCGTATAAGTATAAAACTTTTTTAGAAGAGACCAATCAAATTCCACGGTTTTACTTTGACTGTGATGCGTCTATAATTTCCCCTCGGTTTACGTGGTTGAATCGCGAAGACATTCTACAAGATTTAACCGCTTTAGCTATTGCAGGTGGCGGGCAGCTAACGCAATCAGCGAATGGTGTAGTGCAGTTTGTAAATGCCCTTTCGTTTACAAAATCAAAAAATAATTTTACAATTACTGATTCAATGTTTTCCTCTTTATCTATCGATGACGAGGCTGCGGTGACGTTTGGTAAAGTTATCGCAACGTTCTCGCCGCGTTTTCTCGGTGCAAATAAAGCACTTATTGATGCTAGTTTAAGTAAGTATCTACCATACGGCGAGGAGTATGTTCACGATATTGAATTTCCGCAACCAGTTAGTAGGTTAACTAACAACACATACTACGGCTCGGGAATTAGTTTCGCAGCTAGCGGCGGTTACTTTGGAATTGACGAGTATATTACAAGTCGCGATTTTGTAAAAGCAGTTGACTTTAACGGCGACATTGCCTCTGTCTCTCTAAAGGTTCCACGGTTAAATGAAGTAATGTATCCCAAAAATAAATGGTTTTGGGATTCAGTGGCTGCGTCCGGTTACTGGACAGTCATTGAGGACGTTACAAAGACACCCGGACAGTTTATGCAGGTGTTTGTCCGTAATGACGACGTAGGTCGTGGTTTATACTTAAGTAAATTAACACTTTACGGAATTCCTTTAATTGCCGGTGAACAACAAACAATCAAAAAAGATATACCGATTGTGTTTAGCGGGCTTGTACAGACTGGTATTATTCCCTCCGGTTTTAGAGAAATCCGTATGAGTGAGAATGCATACGTTCAATCAAAGGATCACGCGATGCGTATGCTTGAAATTGTAAAGTATCTTCATAAACGACCTAGACCTGTACATCGATTTACTGACTTGGTTTATAATCCGACATTGGCATTAGGGGACATTGTTTCTGTTAATAGTACGTTTTACCAAATTAAGGGTAAGTACAAAATTGTTGAAATTATTGTTAAAAATACAGGAGCGCGTATGGATCTTGCTTGCGTAGACGTAAACGATCTAGCAGAGCGCGAAGATTTTTTTATAATTGGTAACAGCTATCAGGCTACTGATACAAAGTTACTTTCATTTTAAGGAGGAGATGTCATGATTTTTGCGCTTTCGACTGTTCCATCACTATTTGATGGGCAAGAGTTATCGGCCGCTGATTTAAATAATTTAGCACAAAATACTGAAGTTCTTGAGCAGATTGTAAACGGACCTGATCGTCTCTTTCTTAGCAGCTGGGCGTACGCACCTCCGATGTTTTTTCTAAGTAATACCGGAGATATTAGCGTTACGGGTAATGATGGTAAGGTAATTACGCTTAGCGGCAAGAAATTCCGCTTTTCTGAGATTGACGTATGGGAAGGTAGTTTTGTGTACAGAGAAGGTATGCACACACTACGAGTCGCTTTTCAATCGTATCGCGCAAACTACAGCGCAAATGGAAAATTATTTCGTCACGTAGACGGAAAGATGGGTAGTATTTGCTTATTCACTACTTTAAAGTATACTGACGTACCAATTCACGAACAAATAAAAAATCAGACTAAATATGGTAAATACAATAGAATATGGCGATACAATCCTAATATTGCGTTTGGTTCTCCAGTAAACACTTTTGAAGAACTTACGCTTGCCGCAAATCATACAAATATTTCGTATGCTTCAATTGATCTTACTAATTTAGATTTGACTCCGGGTGAGGTAGTAAGTATAAAGTTTCGTATTGCACCGTATAATACAACATCTAACAATCCTAATAGAGACGCCGACAATGCTACGTCCACGTACTATTTTAGTATGATCTATGCAAATATAGATCACTCTGTTGTACCGAACACATGGCAGAATTTAGAATCGATTCAATCGTTGTCTGATATAAAAACCTTAATTAAAAATCAACAGTATCTAGTTAATTATTTCAAAGTTTATGATAATCCACTACGAGTTGCATTGTGGGATCAAGTACTTGTCGGCTCTAATTTTCATGTTTTTAAGTCTGTTCGAGAATACAATATGTTAAATTATTTGTACGGGTTAATTCAAAACTGGAATTATCTAAGTGCCAGCAGAGTGGCTCAACAAGCACGTTATTATACTCAAAAACGCTTTGATTTAAAGAATACAATACGAGTAAGCTATGCCACAAGCACAAACACACTTACTCGATTTACAATGTTAGGTATCTTGTCTAAGAAAGTAACAAGCGCTGCTTGGTATAGATATGATTTAGATAAAGAAAGTAAGGCTGCTGTTCCTCAGTGGTATTCTACAGTACTTAATAATAAGGCAGTCTCCTTTTCTAAAATGGAGGGAAAGGTCGCTCGTCAAGGCCTTCTTCAAACCATGGGTCCTAGTAGTAGATCACCGGCTGTAAGTATCACAACACCGCCAAATTTTCCTGATCCCGGGTATTTTCTTTTTTATGCGGGTTCGTCAGCCGGATTAGAAAACAACGCAAATTACGGGGCCTCGTTTGCTCCGGAGTTTAACGGTTTTTACTTTATCAATCCGTCTACATTTAATCCGGTATCTTACTATAATAATGCCGCAACTACTGTACTGGGAACAAGCATTGACTTTTTTAAACGTGGTTCAGATAATAACGCATTGTATTATGCGGATTCTTTCAATTTCTCACTTATTCCCCAAATTGAGAATACAAATAGATTTTATCCTTTAATCTATCAGGCTTACAGTGGTTTAAGTAATCATTCCTCCTATTACATAGAAAGTAGCGATGATTACTGCGATTTCTCTGTTGATCTGCAAGAATCAGCAGAAGGAGCTACGTACTCAAAAGCAAGTTATATTGGAACGTTTCGTTTAACAGACGTTTCAAGAATCAACACAGAATATAATCTTGATGTATTTGAAAGGTATAATTCATTTAATTCAATTACTTATAGTGGGCTACTTAATCATCTTAATGAAATAAACACTCGACTTAATTCAGTTAAACTGCTTACTGAACAGCTTGATATTTATCGTTATATTCCTGTGTTCTGGACAAAACCTAAAAGTTTTTTAAATCATCATGACAAGTATATGAATGCCGGCTCTACCTCAAATGACGCCGATAGATTCTATTCTAAATTAGAGCGCGCTACGGTTTACTACTCAAATACGCGTCAGGCCGACTATCTAATTGTTCGTGGGACTAATATACGTATTGGGTGGGGTGGTTTTGATAAAGTTTACCGAGATAATCCAGTAGCAACTTGGCCCGCTGCACTTCAATTTGAGTTTTTAAAAGAGCAGTCACTTTGCGGTGACGTTTTAGAAACTATTGTACTTGGATTTGACTCTTTAGAAGGTCTTTCTCATGGCGAACGCTACTACTTACAAGGCGATGTCCGATATGCCGCAGAGACTATGGGGGTGCCTTAATGTCAGATAACAAACGTAGATCCCTTCCAAGAATTGATAATAACTATCAGATAGATCTTCGCTATCCAGATATCAATGATTTTCTCAAAGACACTTCCTTTGCACTTTTAGATAATCAGACAACAGAGATTTCTAGAATATCTAATGTCCAGTTAATTTACAGCAGCGCTCGGTCGGCACAGCAGGTAATGATTAACTCGTTTGTTACTTTTTTTAAGTTAAGTGATGTAATCATTTTTGCGTTTACCGAAGATCAAGAGTTATTGTACGATTTTTTAATAGTCCCTTCGCTGTTAAACGTTCAACTTACACAATTCACAGCAACTCGTTCTAATCAAGAGGCACTTGTTCAATCCGTTCAGAATTACGCAAATGCTAATTTAACTGATGCTGCAAATTTTAATATCCAAATTAGTGCTAGTAAGATTGCTTCTCTTTTGACTGACGCTTTGCACTATAAATTACAAAGTATTCTCGCAGCATTAGATTCAGTAGAAATAGGAGACCCGTACGTTTATTTTAGAAATAACTTATCTAGCTTAACAATGCAACTTGATTTTTTGTATCGATCTACAAGTTCGAGTGAGTATCAAACAGGATTTTCTCTGCAAGTAAAGTTTGAGTATTTAGTTCAAGTAGAGTCACCTGAGCCACTTGTTTCAAGTGCCTCTGTATCTGTCCCGGTCTACAATAAAAACAGTAATCAACTTTCAATTCTTCTTAACGGGAAATTTACTCGATCGGGTCAACTTTCTTTTTCTTTTTTGAAAAACAATTTATTGACTAATAGTTCTTTAAAATTACCTATAACAACCAACACGTTATTTACTGCAAACGAGTCTTTAGGTATGAGTGACTACGTTATTGATGCGGTTAGTGGTCTTTACATAGATCAGCCTAAATTGACATATAATTACTTTTTTAAACCTGATTCCACTACGGTTACTTATACGGGAGTATTTTTTTCAAATTTTACACATAAACCGACAACATCAAAGTTAAATTTAGATACTAGTAATTATACCTGCTCTTACAAAGCTGAAAATAATCTCTACAATGTAACAATTGGTCTTAGAGTTACACCAGTTAGTACTTCAGCTGGGATTTTTAATCAGCTTCTTCATGAAAGTACCAGTGAACCTAAAAATCCGGTGCAGCTACGGTATCAATTAAAACTGAGTGAGTATGTTATGAAAGAAAATTTACGAGGAATCGAGTTAGATACTGCCTCTGGACAATTATTGATAATTGGGTCAGTGAGTAAGAGGACGGCAAGCCCAGCGTCTCAGTTCACTGCTTTTAAAAGCGGCTCACACTCTAATACTTACTCTTCAACTCAAGTTGAAGCAGATGGTGTCTTTTTCCAAAAGTGTAGTATTCGTGTAGGTAAGTCGTTTGTTAATCAAGCCGATTATACTTCAGTCAGTCTTAGCAATATCGAGACTTCGTTTCAAGTGTCCGCCGATCGTTCGGCACCGTTAAGTACAACTAACATAAACGTGGTGGATATCTTGTTTAAGTGGACTAATCTTACCAGCACTGAATTAGCTGCGCTTTACCTTATGACAACTAGTAAACAACTGTCGTTTACTTTTTACGATTCTTTTTTTAACGAATTAGCAACTTCTGCCTTTACTAACATACCCACCGTCGTTACGCGGGCGGAGTCACCGTTTATTAATCCCCAGCAGTGGGTGTTTTACGGACAAATTACCGGATCTTCTATTTTCCAACCTAAGTCGTTAATTCCATCCACTGCATTAACAGTAAATGGCACACCGCTTGATGTTGTAAATCAACTACGCGCCATCTCGGCTACAACGTTTGATTTTGATAGTATCTCGGTACCAATAAACGAATCATTTTCGTTTAATACTAAATTGATTTGTATTGCAGAGTATGCTCAGATAGTAAATAAAGTCGAAACATACAAATACTCGACTATTAATCTACCGTTGGTCGAGGGGGTACATTACTCAATTGAAAAGTTTTTAATAGGTGGCTCTCAAATAAGAAAGATACTTATAAGCAGCGATCAGAGAAAACTAATAGCTAAGGCACTTCAATTTACAACAAATCAAAAATACAGGTTAAGTATCTTGCTTCCTTTTGACTTTGTTAGACAGTATGGAGTAGCTAATGTGACAAAACATCTTGTTCGTTCGACTTTGTCACTGCCGACTAACAAATATACTTACGGTTATATATGGAGGGTCAAATGACAAACTCGGATTATCTATTAAATTTAAACACAGAGCAATCTATTTCTTACGCTGACTCGTATGGAAGATTTCAGACTCAACTTCCTCTTCTGTTTTCATACCCTACTCAATCCGGTTCTCTAAATCCAAACGATTTGTACTCGGATAATTCGGAACAGTATTTAGCATATCCAGCAGGGGTACATCAGACTACTGTAACAACGAGTCAGCTGGATCGCTATGGTAGCATTACTCTAACAACCAGTGGTTCAATTTCTTTTTATGTGCAGTCAATGGAGTACGCGGGCGACAGTAATCCCGCGTACATTGCCGGACCTTATATAGTATCTGGTGAAGGTGGTTTAGACGATTTATTTATTGCGACTTACTACGATGACACACCGCAAGATCCATTTGCAAACAGCTTCTCGATTACAACTCCGGGTACATACTCAGTAGTTTTCCCTAGTCCTCTAGTAAGTCGTGCTTTCACAATTACTCACTCGGGCTCAAGTACTTATAGCATAAGTCAAATACTTCCGCGAAAAATTATACAAAAGTATGATATAGAAGTTAACTCTATTAAGGCGTATCATGTGTCTTCAACGCTTATCGATACAATTGCACTACAAGTTTCGGACTCTATTGTAGTAGGGTCAGGCTTAATTGGTGAGAAAAGCATCGATGGTGGTAAGATTATTGACGGGACAATTTCGGGTGTATTAATTACAAACGGAACGGTAACGGGCAATAACGTACAGGCTGGTACGATATCTGGCGTGCTTATTGCAGGATCGACAATCACTGGTGATAAAATTGTAGCAGCTACGATCTCAGGTTCTTTGATTACTGCGGGTACGTTAACTGCTGATAAGATTGCCTCCAACACCCTTACCGCCGCTCAGATTGCTGATGGAACTATAACTGGAGCAAAAATTGTAGCAGGAACTGTCTCAGGTGTGCTTATTACCGATAATGCAATCTCAGCAAGTAAGATTCAAGCTAACACAATTACTGGTGATAAAATTGCTGCTAATACAATCTCCGGTTCTTTAATTACTGCCGCTACTATATCAGGTAGTCTGATAGCGGCAAATACAATTACTGCCGACAAATTATCCGTAGCTCAATTAGATGCAGTTGCGGCAAACATGGGGACTCTTACAGTTAATAGTGACATTACAGTTTCAGGAAGTGGGTACATCAAAGCGGGTAAAACAAAAATTGATACTAATGGTATGAGCGTTGGTAGCCTAGCAAGTCCACTTAACCAGACAAGCCTTCCGGGACTCAATTCTAATGTACTTACTATTGTAACTTCAGGAACATCTGGTGACCTACAAGGTATAGCGATGTTCAATGTCGCTCAAAGCACAGTCAGTCCACAAGCATCAATTAACCTTGATGGTACGACTACACTTGAGATTGCAAATAATGTTACCAGTAACGATGCTTCAATCCATGTTAACTTCAAAGATTCTTATACAGGAGCATTTAGAATTTACAACGGTAATCTAGATCTACGCCGTACTCCCGACGCAGTCTCTAATTTACCTCCGGGAGCTATTAGGGGTTATGCAGACTCGATTCCCGACGCAGTAATCTACGAATTAAGTCAAGACAGAATAAATTTATCAAGTTACACTGGAACAACCATTTACAATGTTGAAGCTAGTACTGGAGCGGTTACAATAACAGGGGATGTGGCTGTTAACACAAATAAAGTAAGTATCGTAGCGTCAAATGGAAATACCGATATTCGTGGTAATGTAACTGTTAGCGGTAGTATTTCACATAGAGACGCAGGAATTTTATCAAGGTCTGCGGGGCAGACTGTCAATGCTGGTACTTCTGCAAGAGTGCAACTAAACGTTGCTGGTACCGGTAATATTTTAGGTAACGCAACAACATACGAAGTTACTGTTACTAATGCCGGTCTTTACATTGTAAACGCCGCCGTGACTTCTACTACCACTAACTTACCATGGAATGTGCGCCAAAACGCAACTAGTTTTACAACAGGCACGCAAATGTTACCCGGGCTTACATTTAATGACGGGCGGCAACTTAATACAACTATATTTTATTTAAGTGCAAACGATACTGTCGGACTTTTTGTAAATAACACTGGTGGCAGCTCTATTAGCGTAACTGGTGCTTTAAGAGTAGTGAGGTTAACATGAGAGTTATTGAAATTTTTCCTATGGTGCGTTGGATTGAGATTGAGCCTGTGGGGGTAGAGCGTATTGAACCGCACGAGCAATGGGCTTTAGATGTAATCAGAAAAGAGCGAAACAGGCTCCTTAGTGAATCAGATTGGCGAGTCTTACCGGATTCTCCAATAACTAACAAAAATGAATGGTACGCGTATCGACAGTCTTTAAGAGATTTTCCAGAACTCGTACTAGCTCAAAAATTTAACAATGTTGCTTGGCCGACACCTCCAAGTTGACAAGAGTCTCAAAAATAACTATAATTAGGAGTGACTATGATAACAACAAGTGGTAATCTTGATTATCTAATCGACTCAGTGCGAATACGCTTGGGTGATTTTAGTGGTACGGCATTTTCTAGTGCGCTGGTGCGTACATCGTTAGTAAACTCTGTGAAGCAACTGCAAAAGCGATGGAGGGCAAAGTACCAGATACTTACTGCGGATGCAATTGCAGACTTACAACCTCAAGGGGCTGCTGAGTCCGGTCAACTGTGGGTAAGCACAGTTAATGGGTATGCATTTATAAGTTCATCATTTAATGTAAACGATGTTTATAGAAATCCATTTTTAGATTTTGACCAGCCGGATCCCCCAGTAATTGAGCAGATTGATGAAGATGCCATTGTATTAATGGCTGTGTATTTAATTCATTTGGCTAAGATTACAAGTAGCTCAACTACTTTCGTTTCATGGTCAACAGAAGATTTAAAATACACAAATACTGAGTCTTCTAGAGCAATGAAAGTCGTTCTCGACGCGTTGCTAGAGGAAATAAATTACCTGTTTAAAACAAAAATTGCGGTGCCGAAATCGACAAGACAGCCCGTAAATATTGTTACAGGGACTAAGTACTATTAAAGGAGTTCTTATGGGAAGAATTGTACCAGTACAGAAAAAGATGCTGTACATCGGGGATTTTCCAGTGCAAACTGGTTTCGGAGTTGTCAGTAAGAATTTGATTGAAACGTTCCGTAAAAAATATGATTTACACATTATGGGTGTGAACTATTACGGTGATTATGACCCACTGTGCGAAGGACTTAAAGTGTACCCGGCTTCTCTTGGTGGTGGGGACGTTTGGGGTAAGGAACGTCTTGAAAGTATGGTGCGATCAATTCGACCGGATGTTATTTTTATATTGAATGACTCTTGGATTGCTAACGACTACGTTGCTGTTCTTTCGCAAATTAAGGATCAACAGTTTAAAACTGTTTTGTATACCCCAATTGATGCAGAGAATGTTAAAAAGGATTTTGCACAAGGGCTTCAGAAATTTGATGCTGTAGCTACATACACTAATTTCGGTAAAGAGCAGCTGGCAAAAGTAGACGTTGCTGATGTCTTTGTAGTTCCACACGGAGTAGATACTACGATGTTTCACCCCATTGACGTGCCGCGTGCGATTTTGCGTCAACAAATGAATCTAAAAGATACGGACTATATTGTTTTGTGTTTGCAGCGTAATCAACCACGTAAAAGACTTGATTTAACGTTTTATTATTTTTCTGAATGGGTGAAGCGATACAATTTATCTAAGGATGTAAAGATCTACTATCACGGTGCTTTGCAGGATTTCGGTATTGATATAATTCAGTGGTGTGAGTATTTAGGTATCGAGGATCGTCTGGTAATTTCATCACCAAATATCACAGCTGCAAAGGGCCTGACTCCGCAG